ATGTCCTGGGTGGCCCAGCGGCGGATGTGCTGCTGCACCTCGCCGCGCTGCTGCGGATCGGACCAGAACGAGTATTTCTCGGCGAGGTAGCGATTGCCGTCCTCCACCGCCCTGGCAATGGCGGCGTCACGCGCCTGGTTCTGCATCCTCTGCATCTGCTCGTAGCGCTGATTGTGCGCCCAGGACTCGTAGAAGGCATTCATCTGTTCGGCGTAGGCCTGCGGGTTGGTTTGCTTCAGCATCGGGTCCGGCGGCTGGGTTTGCTGGAACTGCTGTTGCATCCGCTGGATTTCCGGCTGGATGGTCGGCAGGAACTGCGCGAGCAGGGCGTGGGCCTCCTGTATCTCCCGCTGCTGTTGCGCCAGTTGCTGGGTCTTGAACGTATAGTCCTTCGCCAAGTTGAGCTCGCGGCGCAACTCGGCCTCGGAGAGACGGCGGCCCTCGAACTCGAAGGCCGGCCCCTCCGGTGGGACCGGCGCGGCCTCTGGAGCGCCCTCTGGCGGCGCCTCACCCGGCTTGATCCCTAGTGCCCGTTCCATGGCCTCGACGCCGCTGGCGCGCTTCGGAGGGGCTTCTGCGGGTGGCTCCTCGGCAGCGGGCATCCCACGCCCGGGGGGCGCCTCACGCCCAGGTGGCGCTGCCTCGGCCTGTGGCTGCGCCTGCGGTGCCGGACGGGCGCTGCGCAGCATGCGGGCGGCGTCAGAGATGGAGATGGCCTGCTGGGTATTGGGTGCTGGCGAGACCGGCGCCGGCGCGTCGACGGACACGTCAGCAGCGGGCGTGCTTACGCTTTCAGACATGGTTCAGTCCTCGTGATGTCCCCTGGGGGTTATTCGAGCGCCTTGGCGCGCTCGTCCTCGGCCAGGCGGTCCTGATTGACCCTGGCCATGGCGGTCAGGTGACCGCGCAACTCATCGATGGCCACGACCTTGATGCGGTTGAGCTCCCGCACCTCAGGCGTGGTGCCGTAAACCGCGTATTGCTCGCCGACCTTGCGCATCTCGGAGAGGAACTGCTGCAGGATCTCGTCGTGCAGCAGCCGCTGTGCGCCGGCCACCGCGATCTGCAGGTCTCGCTCCTCTGGATCCTCTTGATCGAGGAAATCGGACATTTACGGCCCCGCTGGCACTGGCCCACCAGGGCCTGGCGGCCGTGGCATCTGTGGCCCGCCCATGCCAGCAACCAGCCCGCTGATGGCGCGATTGCCGATCTGACCATACGCCGTCGGCAACTGTCCGGTCTGCAGCGCCTGCCGCACGCCCATCGCGGTCGCCGGGTCCGGCGCACCTGGCCGCGGCATCTGGGTGGGCTGGTTGGGGTTCGGCATCATCGGCCGCCCCGGCATCTGCGGACCCTGCGGGCGCTGCTGTGGCCCTCCCGGCGGCGGCTGCTGCAGCGACTGCACCCCGGTTGCCGGCTGCATCGGCGAGGTCGGCGGCGGAACGTCCGGCAGCAGCCCAAGGCGCGGGGCGTTGCTGCGCATAGCCTGCTGGAACTCGGTCAGGCTCGGCGCCGGTGTGCCGAACTGCGCCGCTGCAATCCAGGTCTTGGTCCAGGCATCAAGCGCCGCCTTGTCGCGTTGCAGATCATCATCCTGCAGCGCCTTAGCGCGCTCGGTCTGTGCCTTGCCGCGGTCCGTCTCGAGGTCGGCAGCGTTCTTCTGCTGCTGGGCCATCGCCAGCAACTGGCTGTCGGACGGCTGGTTGTTGGGCGGCGGCGGCTGCCAGCCCGGCGGCAGCGCCTTGAAGTAGCTGCTCACGTCAGCAATATTCGCCGTCTCCAGCATACGCGCCAGCGTGTTCCGATATTCCGGGATGCCCACCAGCGGGTTGTCCATGCCGGTCTGCGAGATGATCATCTCCTGCTTGCCGGCGATCTGGCTGAGCATGGCCAGCCGCTCCATCGGCATGCCCTTGCCGCCGACGTTCACCGACGCCTGCCACTGGGTCTGCAGGGCGCGCGGGTCGATCCGCACGAACTCGCCGCGGATCGCGATGGTGTTCGGCCTGTCCTGCTGGCGCGCCAGCATCTTGAGCAGGCCGTGATAGAGCGGCGCCAGCCCGGTCTCGGCCAGGGTGCGCGCCATCATATCCAGCCGATCCTGCGCCGCCGAGGTCTGCTGTGACACGGCTATGGGCGCGGTCGACTGCAACTCATCAACGGTAAGGCCCTGTGACGCGCGCGTGATCCCTGTCCTGCTCTCCCTGACCGCTTCGAGCACTTCGAGGATCGGCAGCGCCTCCTTGCCCTGGAACGGCTTGACCAGTTCCTGCACCGCGCCCTGTTGCGCCACCCTTATGATGCTGCCTATCGCGGTCTGGCGGATGTCCGCCTGGTTGACCTGGCCCAGCGTCATCACGGTGCGCGGATACATCGACTGGCCGAGGCTATCGAGGGTGGCGCGCATGACGCGGCTCTGCAGCCGCTGCAGGTCCATCACCATGTCGGCCTGGCTCATGCCGATCACGCGGCCGGGCTCGCGGTAGGGCGTGAAACACGCCAAGGGGATCTCGTCCACCCGCTCCCACTGGATCAGCCGCACCTGATCGCCGAGGCAATGCACGTGCAGCAGCTCGGCGCGATGGTCATTGTCGGCGTCGCAGCGGATCCAACCCTCGATGTAGCGACACATCGCCATCGACCGGTCGTTGGGCGGCCCGCCGCGCATGTTGTAGCCGGACAGCGGATCGCGTGACACCGCCTCGGTGCGCCGCCACATGCTCATATCGCCGACCGTGTTGGTCAGCACGTCATGCTCGGGCAGCCCGGCCTCGATCAGTTCGGTGGCCGGCACGTCGCGGACGTGGAACACCGCACGCGCATTGGCCACGGTGTTGGCATCCGGCACGATCCAGACGCAATCGGACGGCACGTTCTCGACCACCGGCCACGCCTGCTGCGCGGTGCGGTGGATGGTCGCAGACCAGTATTCCGGCGGGTTCCCCTGCTGCAGATACATCATGCCGTCCGGCGTGCGCATCACCGCCTGTAGTTCATCCCGCGTCATCGGCCGGCGCACGATGCGCTGGGTTTCGATGCCCGGTTCGGACAGCAGCATCTGCAGTTGCGGCAGCAGCAGGTTGTTGCACACCTCGACGCGCGATTCCTGCAGCTTGCCCCAATGCCAGCGCACCCAGCCGGCCTTGCGCGTCAGGGCGTCCAGCAATGCATCGTGGAGGATCTGCCAGCCCGGATTGGCGGTGAACAGCGCCCAGCGCGCATAGTCGGTGGCCTGGCGAGCGAGCATCGCTGCCTGCTGGTCATTGCCGGTGATTTCGTAGCTGATCGGCTCGAACGAGACCGGGTCTTCCACCCCGGTGAACACGCGCAACAGGCTAGGCAACGTGCTGCGTATCGTGTCCCGCACCACGGTGAGCACGAGGTGGCTGCGGCCTTTGAGCTCGCTCTCGTCGCCGAAGCCCTCGCCGCGGTAGTAGCGGTTGGCGCTGACGCGCTCCTGATGCAGGTAGTTGTCGTAGGTCTGCGCGTTCTTGAAATAGAACTGGATGATGCCCTGGATTTCGGTGTCGGTCTTGCCCAGGCGCTCGTAGATGATCTCCTGCTGCCACGGCACTTCGTCCGGCTTGGATGCCGGTATCAGTCCCTTGGCGTAGGGCCTGATGGCGGCCGGGATGTCGCTGTGATCGTCCGGCGGGATGTCGTCACGCTGGGGCGCGATCAGCTGCATCAGGACATGCTCTTGGCCGATCGGCGAGCCGGTCGGACGCAGCAGCGTCGGCAGTTGCGGCAGCGGCGGAGGTGTCGATGCATCCATGCCAGCCTGCATGCCCATAGGGCCTTGGCCGGGCATCGGTGCAGGACCGCCGGGCGGTCCCACCGCTGGGAGCGGCATCATTGGGGCACCCGATGCGATCGGAGGGCCAGGCGGTGGTTGGATCGTGGCGCTCATATCTCCATTTCCAGCATGGGCGGCATGACCGGATTGGGATCGAACAGCCCGCTATTCTGCTCGCTGGCCACCATCATCCCGTGCTCGGCCAGCGTCAGCATCAGCGCATCGGCCGCATCCGGGCTCGGCAACCCCCTCATCCGCATGCTCTGCTTGTCCTCGATCTTCAGCTTGCCGTCCGAAGTGAACGCATACTTCGGCGCCACTAGGTCATCGCGCAGTTGCTCGTCGCGCGGCAGCCTGACGCGGCGGCTCTGCAGCCACTCGCGCACCCGGTGCCACAGATCGTCGCGCAACCGCATGAAATGTTGCTTGTTGGACGGCTGCTCCCCGACATTGATGCCGAGGATGGGCAGCCCCTGCTCATGCAGCCGATCCACCACGCCGGCGCCCACACCGATGCTGTCGATGACGATCAGCTTGGGCTTGCTGCCTGCCAGGTCGTATTCGGCCTTGACCGCGCCGGCGACCGCCATGGTGTCGAAGCCGCGCCAGCGCCGCGGCATCTCGGTCACCACGTAGCCCTTTCGCTTGACTAGGCACGAGGCGTCGTTGCCGAAGCGCGCGCAGTCCAATCCCCAGAGTTCCGGCGCGGTGGCATCAAGCGGCACATCCCTGGCCATCGCGCTGTCCACCAGCTCGGCGGCAATGAAGCTGTCGTCATCGGCGCTCGGAAACTGCCCCAGCACGCGGACCTTGTAGGCATTGGAGGTCTCGCCGTAGCGCCGCGCCATCTCCTCGATGTAGCCGGGCGTGACCCGCTTGGACGCGGCGCTGGACACCGTCATGCAGTGCCAGCGGTCGCGCTCCAGCGTGTGCACCCGCCAGAAGAACCCGGTGTTGCGTGTTGGATTGCCGATCAGTAGGGTGATGGCGCCGGCGCTGCTCATGGAGCCTGACGCGGCCTCGTAGACCGCCTCGTCGATGCCCGATGCCTCATCGGCCACCAGCAAAATGTGGCTGCTGTGCAGCCCGGCCATTGCCTCGGGCTGGTCGGCCCGGCTGGTGCGTGCGGTGATGAACGATTCGGCGTCCGCCTTGAGCCTGATGTGATCGGCGGTGATGTCCCACAGGCCGCGCCAGGCATCTGGCAGCTGGTTGAACCACTTGTGGGTCTCCGGCACGAGCACGTCGAACAGCTGCGGTGCGCTCGGCGCGGTGATGGCGCACTTGAACGGCGCGCGGGTGTTGGCGAACCAGCAAATGGTCCAGGCGGCGAGGCAGCTCTTGCCGACGCCGTGGCCGGAGCGGATGGCGAGGCGGGTATGGCCGCGGGCGATGGCGCGCAGCGCCTCGAGCTGCCACGGGTCGGGCTCGACGTGCAGCACCTCGCGCACGAAGCCGATCGGCGCGCGGGCATAGCGGGCGATGGCGGCCTCGAACGGGTTGGCCGCGTTGGCGATGGCCTGCGCCCAGTTGGGCGGGAGGGTTTCGGTGTAGTCCTTCACGTTCTGCCAACAACTTGATATTACACGCGAGATACGGCGATTTGAACCGAACTGGCTGGTTTCGGTTCGTTACTCGGGGGATTTCAGACCGGACACTTTGACCGACAGATTGTCGGGCGAACATTGCGGCAACTGTTCCGTCCGATAAGCGATCTTTGCGGACGTTATCGCCCATGTCGCTTTTCCCACATTCCGATAATTGCCATCGCGGCTCCGAGGTATTCAGCCTTATGCGTCTCATCCTCCCACGCCTCTTGATTTGCTGGCGCAAAGCGGTTCCACAGCTCTTGGGCTTCCGTCTCGACCTCTATCTCTGTGGGTGTCTCGTATGGGAAATCTGTGGTTTGGTGATCAGTCATCTTGGTTTGCCTCCCGGCCTCCGCTGCAAACGACCGTTTAATGGCACTTTGTTGAATTGTAAAAACGCCCGATTGAGTATCATCGTCCCTTGCGCTCGTCCCAGCGGCCGTTGCGGCG